GCAATCATGGGTGGATTAATATGAAAGATTTATTTAATGAAACAAAAGTTTTAAAAAGTTCAGTTGAATTAACTGATATTGATTTAAGTATATATAAAAATTTTGATTTAGACTTTAATGGAGAAAGTTCTTTTGAAGTTCCAAGAGTTGCGGGGATACCTGATGACTTTAATATAGGAGTTGTCTGTGGTTCAAGTGGCTCAGGAAAATCATCTATAATAAAAGATTTTGGTGAAGAAGAAAATATTGATTGGCAACATAATAGAAGTGTAGCTTCTCATTTTAATAATGTTGATGATGCTATTGATAGATTGACAGCAGTTGGATTAAATAATGTTCCAACTTGGGCTAAGCCTCGTCATGTCTTGTCAATGGGTGAAGGGTTTAGAGCTGATCTGGCGAGAAAATTAAAAGATAATGCTGTAATAGATGAATATACTTCAGTAGTTAATAGAGATGTAGCCAAATCATGTTCTAAAGCATTGTCAAAGTATATTAAAAGGAACAATTTAAAGAATATTGTTTTAGCTAGTTGTCATTATGACATATTAGATTGGCTTGAGCCCGATTGGGTTTATCTAACTGATAGTCAGAAGATGACAAGGGGGTATCATCGGCCATCAGTCTCTTTTACGATACACGACTGCACAAAAAGATATTGGGAAATCTTTAAGAAGCATCATTATTTAACATCAGAAATACCTACTGCTGTTAAATGTTATTTAGCAATATGGGAAAATAATATTGTAGGGTTTTGTTGTAGTATTCCTATGCCTGGATATTATCCCCCATTATATGAGGGTGATATTAGAAAATGTTATAGAGAATGTAGAACAGTTATATTGCCTGATTTTCAAGGGCTTGGAATTGGAACAAAGTTACACAATGCCATTGCCGATATGCACATTGAAAGTAATAGAAGATATTTTTGTAAAACTTCTCATGTAAGAATTGGAGAATATAATGATAGATCAAAATTATGGAAAGCAACTAGCATGAATAAGAAAATGCAAACAACAGTTCCTTATCATAGACATGATACAAAAGAACAATCAACTAGATTTTTTTACTCGCATGAATATATGGGCCCCGATAATAAAACATTAGATCCCAAATGGAATGCAATAAAAGAAAGTTCTAATCAAATAAATTTATTTGATGATGGACAGATTGAAACCATGATAGATAAAGCAATATAAAGGAGAAGTTATGAGAGTTATTAGTTATATAAGATTATCTTCTGAGACTCAGATTGATAATCAATCAGCAGAAAATCAAAAACAAATTAACATTATTGAAATAAATAAACTTAAAGAATTAGATAAAATAGATTCACATATTCAGCCTGAGTTAATAGATGATTCAGGAGTTTCAGGTTTATTAGAATTTAAAGATAGAAAGTTCGGAAAAGAACTTCTTAATTTAAAAGAAAATGATTATATATTTACTTCTAATATTGATCGTTTAGCTAGAGACAATAGAATCTTCGAGAACTTAATTCACCATTGTAAAATGAATAAAGTAAATGTTATTGTGCCAAATACAGGCAATATTACTAAGAGTAAAGTTGGATTAGAAGCTTCGTTAAGAGCAGTTTTTGCCAAAGAATATGCTAGAAGAGTTAAAGAGAATTGTAGAGCCGGGACTAAAAGAAAAAGAAACTTTGCTTATCATGATTTTCCTAGCGTTAGAAATGGTATGGGCGGTAAAATACCTTATGGTTATAGAAAAGAAGGCATAGGAAAAGAGGCAGAATTTATTAAACATAAATGGCTTGATGATGCTGTTGTGCTTATGAAAAAATTAGATAATGAAGGTCAATCTTTAAGAAAAATATCTGATACAATTACTAATACTTTTTCAATGTATGTTGAAGCACAAGTTACTCATCAAACTGTTAATAAAATATTAACAGACTCAAGAAAATATGAAGAAAGTTTAGCTATTAATCAGGAGGTTATGTAATGAAACAGAAACAGCTACAAGATCAGATTAAAAAAGATATATTACAACTTGCATCTAAGTATAGAGAGCAAGGCAATGAACAAGAACTTTTCTTTATGGCTTATGTTGTGGAAAATTTTTTAATTAACATGATTAAGAATATTCCAGCTAGTCAAACATTGATTATTTTTGTAAATTTATTGAAGAATATTTTGTCAACTTTAGTTGAAACTTATGTTGACAAAAAGAACTAAAAAATACTAATATTATCTTATTCATAATGTTAAAGGGTGATTGTAATGATCGCCCTTTTTTTTATGAGAAAACCTAGCCGAACTATGATTGGAAGAAGGATATAGATTGCGGTCCGACTAGGAAGAATCAAATTCTTTTTTCTCTATATATAGATGTATATATTAAATCAAATTATAGTTAAACAACACCCTTAATATCTCTTACTAAAGGCTGTTTCCAGTCTCTTGCATAGTTACCTGATCTTGATGCAATGGCTTCTCCTGCCATTAGTAAGACTAAAGCATCGGCAAAATCAGGTGATCTGCCTAATCTTTTCTTAATCATCTCTTTAGATTCAACTTGAATTTTTCCGGCAGCCGTAAATTTATATTTAACACCAATTAAATCAGCTATCATGTACTCATTATTTGGCAATTTACACATTTTATTTTCTAAAAATGATCTAAATTTAAACCATAATTCGCTTCTTAAATTCATATAAGTTTCTTTTTGGCTAGGACTTTCTGCAACATTAATCCCAATAGCATTGATTCTACCAATGGAATTAATGGCATCTAAAACTCCGTACCCCATTCCGATTACATCTATATAAAGTTCATGAGGTCTATGTTCAAGTTCAGTAGTATCAAATTCTGCATGAACACGACCACTCAGCTCCATTAAGTCTAATCTTTTCCATGATTTTATTTCAGTAATACTATTACCTGTTTTTTTTACCAATACAGAACTGTCGGCACCATGTCTTGCTACATCAAGAGACCAAATAGTATCTGATACAGAATGATCTACTGGAATTTCTCTACTAATAGCAGAGTCAATTAACTCTAAAGGTATAATAGTATCATCTGTTTCTTCAGCAAACTCACCTAAACATCTTACTTTAAAAGCAGAACTATCTTCTCCATATCGCATAGCCATTTCTTCAACAAACTCATCTGAAACTCTATCGCTATCATAAGCTGATATATGAAATGTTCTCCAAGCTCCTTTTAATTTATGATGAGTGTCATAAAATAAACCAGAGTTTCTTGTTGGGTTTCCAAGTAAGATTGTGTGAGTATTTTTGCCGGACATGGACCCTGAAGCAGATTCATATACTTGTTCAGGAATCCCTGATGCTTCATCACATAATAAGATAACTTTACCTTGACTATGAACACCGGCTAAAGCTTCAGGTTGTTCTTTACGAGAAGTTCTTGCTGATATAAATGCTTCAGCACTTCGAGATCGCAAAGATATTCTATCACTTTTTATATCAACTAAATCTTGTAATGCTTGTGGCATTTCGCCAATCCATTTCTTTAATTCGGCGAATAAAGCATCAAATAATTGACCGCTTGTTGGCGCAGTTACTATAAGTTTACAGTCTAAATGTGTAAGTAATGTATGAATTAATATCCAACTAGCAACTGAAGATTTACCAACACCATGAGCAGATCGAACAGATATTTTTCTTTCTCCTTCAACAACAGCTTTCATTAGTTCGGATTGCCATTCATCTGGTTTAACATTTAAAACATTTTCACAAAATAAAGTTGGTTCATATTGATACTTTTCTATAAAGTTTACAAAAGGATTAGCTTGATTCATTTACCATTTTCCTAAAGGACATTTTTGTTGTTTAAATAATGTCTTAGCTTTTATAACACATCTGCAATAATTACAAATTGCTCCATAAGTTCCTTCTGATTTAGAATCACAATCGTTACAGATTTTAATTCTTTTCTTCTGTAATTTTCTGCTTATCATTATTTTTTCTTTTTAGATTTTTTCTTCTTCTTTTTCCAACCAGATTTCATATCAGCATAGGCTTTTTTAGATACTGTACTGTTCTTTTTTGATCTACTTTTACCAGCTTTTTTTCTTTTGTTAATATTTTCTACTAAACTCATTTCATCACCATTTTACCCTATTAGCCCAAAAGGCAGCCGACATTTTACCTTTCTTAATATTCTTTGCGTGTCTTGCCTTAAAAGACTTTGCTCTTTTTGTCATAGTTTTATCACCAGTTTTACCTTGTTGACCAAAACGAATAGTTTTTATTTTATCACCTTCTTTAGCCACAACAACATGAGATTTTGTTTTATGACCAGGTGTTCTTTTTGGTTTATTATAACCTGAAACTCCTGCTCTAGTTAATCTTGAATCTTTTGTCATTAGTTTAACTGATCTTTTCTATATTCAATTCTATAAATGTTATCACCAAAAGCTCCAATAATACCTATACAAGCTTTAGCTGAATCAATAAACTCGGATGCTCCATGACAATCTCTAGCAGAATCGCAATTACAAAGCTTTGATTCATATTCAAAACATATAACCTGGGCACAAGAATTTACCATTATATCAAGATAATCTTCCTCAGTTATTGCTGTTAAGTTTTTATCTTCATCTTTGTTAGACATAGTGCTTATATTATACAGCATTATTTCTAATCCATAAGCTATTAATTATTTCTTTTGATAGTCTCAGTAATTGTTGATCTGATAAATTTATTTTTTGTTCTTCTCTTTCATTATTACTTAATAGTAAATATTCAGAATTAACACTAACATAATCATACTTAATTTTTTTCGTCATCTTCTACTCCAAATATTTGATTAACTAAATCTTCACCCATTTGTTCCCATTGTTTATCTGTAAATCCTTTATTTTCATCTCTAACTTTTTGTGAAAATGTAAATGTTACAACTTCTTCAAATTCTTCAT